TTATTTTATTTTATTTTATTTTATTTTATTTTATTTTATTTTATTTTATTTTATTTTATTTTATTTTATTTTATTTTATTTTATTTTATTTTTATTTTATATTATTATATTATGGATATTATTGAAGAAGATAATCATTTTTTTGTATACAATTTTAATTCAATTATAAACTATATAAAAGACAATCCCGTTCAAATTTTATTGTTGACTTTAGTATTTTTTATAATATATGTAGTTGATCATATTTCAAATATAAATGCCATAATAATGACGCAAATTCCAGTTTCGCGAGTAAAAATACCAAAATTACGCAAATAACTTAAGAAATAAGTTCTATCTCATATGTCTGTCTTCATTTTGTCATATATTACCTATTTTATATTTATATCCTAATTGATTTCCAATAAAATTACAATTATTTTTATTACAATTAGTAATACTATTGGTAATTTAAAATGCCGTTTTTTTAAAACAATTATAATAAAAATTATATAAATATTTTTTATTATATATTTTATCATAATGGATAATGAAGAAAAAATAAAAGAAATAAAAGAGGAATTACAAGAAATCAACAAGAAACACACAAAATACACAACACCATCGATTAAAAATAATATTATGAAAATGATATTATGAAAATAATATTATGAAAATGATAAAGATATTATAAAGGAAAAAATAATTATAAGAAAAATACAAATTATAAATACGAACCTCCTCTTGAAAATAAAAAGAAATGACACAAGTTTCATTCTCAATATTGTAACCAACATTTGGTGTGTTTATACTAACTATTTGTTCTGATGTCATATTTTTAATCAACTTGAGTTTTATAATAATGCTTTTTTTATAAAATAACTTTTTAACGAAGATGTTAATATATAAATATTAGACTATTTTTTAACATCACCCTTGTCAACCCTCACTTTATAATCACGCATATTATCATTTAATCTTCTACGTAACTGCTTATAAATTTCTTGATTTACTGACTTCACTGGTAGTGCTTTTTTTTCAGTTATACCTAAATAATCTTTAATTGTTTCTATTTCATCAAAATTATATTCTTTCAATTTCTCTCTTGCTATATTTACAGAATAGTCAGTTTGTCTTATAACTATCTGAATTTTCTCATCTATTTGATGTGTTTCAACTAAAGAAATATTATCCATATGAAATAGATAAATTATTTTTTAAATCATATTAAACGAATAACTATATATTAATTATTATAGAAATGACAGAAATTAATAGAAGCAGTTTTAATATTGGACCATTAGTAATTGAAATTGAAAATGTAATTAAAAATGGGTTGAGTGTAATATTAAAAGATTATACATGTAGGTATAATTTACTAGAAAAAACAAATAAAAAGATTATGAAATTATCTCATCAATGTGAAATGAATTCTGATTCAAATTATGAGTCTAATTCTGATTCTGATAATAAACTTCACGAAAAGAGAGATAAAGTTATTGATATTAATATTAATACTATTCAAGATATTACTCGCAATTTAGTTAAAGAAGAAATTGTTGTTCTTGAAAATAAGCTTAATAAAATAGAAAAACAATATGAATTAATTCTTTCACCATTAATTTTTCAAATTATGGACAAGTTGGAGTCATTAAATAATGTTGTGAAAACACTAAAGATAAATAATACTTCTCCTGCAACTAATAATGTAAAAGTTGTTTCACTTAAACCATATATTGTATCTACTTGTGAAAATGAAAATATTAAATTTGAGATTGATGAAGCAGATTTTGAAGAAGAAGAACTAAATCATCCTCAAATTACATGTTCTCAAATAACTATTAAACAAGAAAAAATAGATATTACACCAAATATATATTCGATTAAAGATGATGAGGTTGACTTTGTCGAGAAAGTAAAGGTAATAAAACAAATTATAGAAATTAAGAAAAAAGAAGTTTGTGAAGTTGATGAGGAAGAAGTAGAAACGTCTTGTGAAGAAGAATTTAGTGAAGATGAATCTTGTGAAGAAGAATTTCGTGAAGATGAATTTTGTGAAGAAAAATCTTGTGAAGAAAAATCTTGTGAAGAAGAACTTGAAACCGAAGCAAGTGAATCTGAATCTGAATCTGAATCTGAATCTGAAATAGAAGTTGAACTAGTAAAAATTGAAGAAGAAGAAGAATTAATTATAATTACAATTGATGATATTGATTACTGTACAAATGATGAAGAAAATGGTTTAATTTATGAACTAAATGAAGAAGGCGAACAGTGTGATAAAATTGGTTATTTAAAAGATAATGAACCTTTCTTTTACGCTGATGAAAAATAAAATATAAATATAATTTATAAATAATGATAAATTTATGTGCTCCTGCAATTATTTATTTAATATTCTCAACAACTCAAATACTTATTGATACATTTAAGGGTCTTTATAATACTGCTTTTATAAAATGTATTGTTACTGTTATGGTAACATTTTTACTAAATATATTATGTGAAAAAGGGTTAAGTGTTGTATCATGGATTATTGTTTTTATTCCATTTATTTTGATGACAGTAATAGTTAGTATGTTATTATATATTTTTGGATTAGATGCTGCTACTGGTTCATTAAATTACAACTGTAATGGTACAAATTCAAAAACAAAATGTGGTGATGGAATAACTATTGATGCTTTAGGTAATATTATAATTTATGATCCAGAATATAACTCATTCAAAAATCCAGTATATTATAGTTCACCAAATATTATTATACCAAATCCTCACAATAATGATACACAAATAATAAGAGTGTCACCAACTTTTTTACCAAATGAGACAAGTAGTCCATCATATCAAAGTTAAAAATATAGCAAAAATAAATATGTTAAAATATTTACACCCTTGAAGATTTAAAATGGCACGCTTAATATAATTTTTATCTATTTATTATATGAAGCATAAAAGTCCTGATTATAAATTGTCTGCTGTTAGTTATTACTTAAATCATGAAGTCGGTTATGACAATACTTGTAAAATTTTTGATTGTAAAAAATCATCACTTAAAAGATGGATACATAAATATAAAACTTCTAAAAATCTTACAAGAAAAAACCGAAAACCTATATCTTACAAAATTACCAAACCACAAGTAAATACTGCCTTAGAATTATTGAAACAAAACGAGCAACTTACTATGAATGAATTAGCGGTTGATATAAAAAAGAAGTATCCATCGTTTGATATTACACCTCAACATTTAGGGCAAATTATTAGAGATAATAATAAAACAAGAAAAAGAACAAGACACGAACATTTTCCAAAAGAAAGATATAAGAAACCAATTGAGAAAGAAAATGAAATGAATAAATTTTTTACTGAAGTTCGTAAATTTCCTATCAACAAAATTATTTGTTTGGATGAAACAAGTGTTGGTTCTGCTTTGAAACCAACTTATAGTCGTTGTAATTTGGGTAAGCGATGTATTATAAAAACATCAAATCAATTTGTGTTTCGTAAATTTACTTTATTAGTAGCGATAAGTAATTCAAAATGTGTTGGAAAAGAATTATATGAAAAAGGAGGTATGACAAAAGAAAGATTATTAAAATTTTTAGAAAAATACATATTTCCAAACTATAAAGATCATCTTATTATTTTGGATAATGCTGGAAGTCATAATAACGAATTGATTAAAAATGCTATAAGTAAAAGCGGTAATACATATTTATTTGCTGTTCCATATACACCTCGTAGTAATTTACCAATTGAAGCATATTTTAACCAAATAAAAACTTACATGAAAAAAGATAGGAATGTTGGAAATTATCAACAATTAGAAAATAATGTAGATAAAGCTATTGAAAAGGTGAAAAAAGAAAACTATAAAAACTATTTTGAATATGCTTATAATTTAAAAGAAGGGTATGAATTAAAAAGGAAACCATCAACAAGAAGACGAAAATTAAAAATTTATAAATAATATACTTAAAAATTATTTATTAGTTTAAGTATATTGTAATGCGTCTTAAAAGTGAGTTATATAAAAAAGAACAGGAAGAAATTGTAGATAAAATTGTTAAGATATTAGATTTAGAAAATAAAACTGAATATACACTTTATGAATTAGATAAAAATGAAGAAATCCAAAAACAAATAATGGAATTAATACCTGAAATAAGAAAATATTATGCTTTTAACAATTTGAAAGCTGTTGGAGAACCAAATAAACGAAAAAGACCTTGGTTGTCAATAATAAAAAATTTATTGAAGACAAAATATAATATAACCATAGGCATTTCTTATTTAACAGATAATAAATCACAAACGCAAATATATAAATTCAATAAAATTTAAGAATATTCACATTTATTTAAACTTCTTATTTTAGCATGTTTATACTGAACTTTTAACAAATCAATAATGTCTTCAAAAGATTTATTATAATAATTTACATTTTCATATAG